CAGAAAATAGAAAAGTCTACATTAAAGAAAAAGAAAAATATTCAAATAATATAAGCATGGATGCCAAGACCCTTAAAGTGCTCATAGGCTCCATGGACATCTCCATCTTTCCTGATGAAGAAGCTATAGGAAAACTCAATCTATTGGCTGGACACGAGGAGCATGCCCAAGACATTGAATTCACCTATGCTGTTTGTGACAAAGGTAAATATGAAGCTCTTGGAGACAAAGTTTTGGGCTACTTCCTACTTAAGGAACTTTACGCAACCATGGACTCCAAACAAGTTGCAGCAGCTTTCTCACAATATGCAAGTAATGCAGCCATAAACTATTTCATGTTTCAAGTCCTTGGTAAATTCAAGCCAAAACTTGCAGACTTGTTTGAGATTTACATTCAATGTTTAAATGAGCTCCATCTTAGCCCTGCCTTATTGATCAGAGTTTATGTTCAAGTATCCAAGGAAAACATCAAGTTAAGTTCCAGCATGGTTGATAGTCTGAATAGACATCTTAAGAATAGAAAAAAGGAAACTTCAATCAAACTTGTTCCAACCAATTACAAGGGAGCTGTCTTGGAGTTCGCAGCCAGTGTTGGTTTTGCTATAGAATGTGTCAACAGAGCAACTTCAACTGGATACATCACTGAGGTGAAAGCGCATAACTTCCTTGGCAGAGATGCTGTCAGTGAAGGGGTCTCCACAAGTGTTGATGACTCTGAACAATTGGCTTTTGCTGACATGCAAGAAAAACTTTATGCCATCATGGATTCTGAGGATCAATGAGAGTCAGCCACAGGGTTTTACCCCAATTGGTTTTTTATAAAAAATCAATTTAATTTTGTGCCATCCAACCAAATCTCTGCTGTCCCTTCTGCTGGAGCTGAGGCAGAGAGTAAGGCTAGGAGTTCATCTTCATTCAACTCATCCAAATTCATCTCCGTATCAACCTCCAAAGGGCCTTTCTTAGCTTCTTCACTATTTGTCTCAGTATCCTGCAATACTTCCTCCTTATCCTCCAAGACTTTGGGAGGCAAGCTCTCCTCACTTTTTAGGAGCATGGTCCTTAGCACATCCTTGTACCTAGATATTTGATCATCATGATGCTCCTTCACACCCTTGGATTCCATCTCATTCAAGTCTGCAAGCCTGCATTCCACTTCAGAACTATCTTTTCTTTTATAACCTAACACCTCTAATTGTGGCCCCCTGAGAGAGCTTTTGACAAAGTTCGCAATTCTTGATGACCAAGTCTCATAAACCTCCACAGCAAGAGGCAAACTGTGTCTAGGCAATTGTTGGGTCAAGTACAAAAACATAGAAAACCTTCTCATCTTCTCATTTATTTCTCCTGTTCCTTTCAGCAATTCTTTTTCTTTGTCACCAGGACTATTATCTCTCAAGCTTGAAATGTCACCAGATATCAGAAAACTAGCCATGAGATCTATTGTGGTGATCAAAGCTTCACCCTTGTTGCTCTCCCTAGATAAAGCCGTTGCCAATTCCCTCAATTCTTTGCCCCAAGCTCTTTGAGATTCTATAGTCATGGCAAAGATTGGGACCTTGGGTAGATTATTATCTGAAGGTTCAACATGACTTGTCTTGGGCAAGTATCTCATCTCTTCTAAGAGGACTGTAGCTTCTTCACTTGGCTTGGATACCCTTGCCAAGACTGATAGGGGCAATAATACTTCACCCTCTTCATTTAGCAACATATAATCCAATAAGAGCAGACCAATGGTTTTGAGACCCTTGCTAGGCACCAGCTGAACAGTATATGCATCAATACCAGACACACATCTGCTGGTGGGATAGGGAGCAGTGAAACCAAATCTTCCAAACACTTTGTCCAAGATTGCATAATCTTCAGCTGACACATCCTCTAGCCTGCATGAGTTAGAGGGGAAAACCAATAATCTATGTTCATATATCTTAGCATAATGGCTCTTAGTGGTTGTTGCACAGACAAACATGAACTCATTCCTGACTCTTATTTGAGCAAAAGCATCAATTTTCAGTCTCAAATGGGCTGAACCATACCAGAAATTCTTGATGGCCCTTTCACATATGTGGACCACATTGAAAGTAGATATAGTGAATTGAGCTCTATTATCATACATTAAGGCCCAGCTTGTGTCAGGAACTTTGTTTTCAAGATGAAGGTTAGCTTCCTCAAAGCCTGCAGTCTCTCTCACAACATGGTTTAATGTGTCCCAGGTCAGGCTTTTAGTTCCTCTGCCCTCAATCAAACCATATCTTAAACTCCTATACACATCATCACTTGAGCCTGGCAATCTCGACCCCTTTTCAAATCTAGGGAAGATCAAAGATGGTATTGCCCCTTGGACTTCCAAGGAACTCATCTTCAAGTGATGATTATGAAAAGGATTCATGGTTAGCCAATCTGTTATTTCAGCATCTCTGTTATGGAACCCAGCTCTGGTTTCTGAATAAATGACCATTGCCTTTGGAATCATGGCCTTGAGTCTCTCTAAAGTCACCTCTGTTTGAGCCAAAGCCTCAAATTCTCCCATATCTCCCTGAGGGTCCAAACTTAGAGACTTTAGCTCTATATTTGTGTAATATCCAGGAGCCACATACCTTTCTAGCAGTTCCCTCTTGATTCCATTGTAAGGGATTATTTTATCTTGCTCACTTATTGAATTTAATTTTATAAGTCTCTTGAAAGCCAATCTCCCTAACCCACACTCTTGCACAAACTCCTCATTTTCTGAGGATACTAAATTGGCCCCAATTTGGGATGACCATAGGAAGTCTGACAGGGATATTATATCTCTGGCTTGCCTCTTCAAGAAGCCACTTAGCTCAGATATGGAGCCTGTAAATTCCACTCTGATACCTAGACGATATCTAAAATTGCTCCTAATGTCAGCCACAAACAAGGGGTCATTCAAGCATTTTCTTAATGTAGCCAATGATATGGTCTTTCCTATCATGTCTTTAGGTAGAAATGAGTTTGGGCTGACTTTCAGGAAAGCATGGTTTATGGAGTGAGCTACCTCCATATATTGCATTAACACATCTCTGGAATTGTGTCCTTGCTTCATGGGTTGCTCAAAACTGGCATTAATGTGCTCCAAAGCACTGAGCAGAGTCCAACCCTTGAAGATGGTCTTCTCTGGATACCTAAGGGCAAGTTTTCCTAACTCTCGTGCAACTTTGATATCATGACGTCTCCTATAAAGTGAACCTATTAAACCATTCACTGTTGGTGGCATTTTCCTCAAGGTTGTCACATACTCCCCCTCTTTTGTGACATATTTGATGAAATTTGAGCCCACTTCATTTCCTTCCTTATCTGTAACTTTCATTTCCTGGTCTACCCTACTAGCCATCAAACTTGATTCAAGGACCATGTCAGTGTAGTTCATAGCTTCCTCTTCGGATAATCCTGATACTCTAGCACTTGAAACCCTTGGCCCTATAGGACTCAACACTGAACAGATGGGATCTATAGCAGGTATACCGAAAGTCTCAACTGGACCTGACCATAAGGCTTCTACAAAAGGTGTTGCATCCATTTTTTCCTTAAGCTTTAGATATGGAGACCACATTCTATAGGCATCTAGAGTCATTGTTGTCAAAGATGAGACTAAGTAGGAGCTTATGAACACTGAACCTCCCAATCTGTAAAGATCTGCTCCCTTAGCAGTAGCCTGTAAGAGGTCTTCCCCTAAGTTTCCTGAAGTTTGAATTGAACAAAAGGCACCCAGAAATTTCCAAATTGCACAGATTGGCTCCCCTCTAAGCATGTAGAATGTGCACATTTCAGGCTTCCTAGCCGTGATAGTCATTTTCCCAAGATTTTCTATTAATCCCATGAGGTAGTTCATCTTGCTCACCAGAGTCTTCACACCATTGTGTATGATCTGATTTTCCTTCTTGGGGTGGACTATCATGGTAAGACTATCATCTGATGTGACCCTACTCTGCCAATGCCAAGAGAGCTTCCTTGCCACATATTTGGAGTAATACCTTTGTGCTGAAGCATGTGATATGCTGCTTATAGTAGTGAAGATACCCTGGCCAGGCATCCCTTCTCTCACATGCACCCATGTGCTTCCCCTCAAACCCCAACGACTTCCTGAAATGTACTGATCATAGATTTCACGCATCACAAGGGCAGTTTTTCCCTGTTGCACAGGCAAAGTTGATGTGGTCATTCCAACCAATCTAGATTTGTTTTTCCTATCTTCAATCCTTCTTGAGAGATCTTTCCGCAAGTCCAGAGACTCCCTGACTAGCTCATGGGGGTAACATACTAATTTCCTACTAGACATATTCAATGACATCTCAAAAAGTTCAAAGGTGAAAACATCTGCTGAGAGAATACAAGCACTAAGCAACATGGAATTTACTTTTCTATTAGGCCCATATTTACTTTTGTCTTGATTGATGTACAACACATCCACTCTATCATCTTCCTCTCTTCTTTTCTCAAGACTTAACACACTCTTGTATATTGACCACTCCTTGGCAGAATGGGTCACCAAATCTTCAGGTATCGATGCACTGTAAGGCTGTGCAACCTTCTCACATAAGAGACATAAAGCACCAAATTCTACATTGAGTGTTGATATCTCCCTATCCTTGCCTGGAGCATCTTTTTCTGAGAATTGCGATATGGGCTGTATGCTCTTGACATAGTCTGAAGCCATAAGTTTCTTGGCTAGCTCATACTGATCCAGATTCTCTTGCAACCTTTCTTCAGGAACATCCAAGATGGCTTCTGCATTATTGATGTCTCCATTTTCCAGCATGAGTCTGGCTAGCATTATGATGGAAGCTGTTGCTTTCCTCACAGCTGGATTTGAATCAAAGCTCTCCAGTTTGGTACATATAGTGGAACCCTTCATGGTGAGGAATTCTTTTATATTTTTCCCACCCAAAGCTGACATGGCTGACATGGTGCCCTTATCCAATCTCAATTCCACATGTGTTAACATCTCAAAGAAATAATCAGAACAATAATTGGATGCTTTTGAGTGGGATAATAACTTAAGGGTGTGGGATGCCAAAAGATTTGCATTAGCCTTCAGCACAGCTGTGAGATCATCCACACTTGCAATTGGAGCTGACATTAGGATTCCAAACAGATCCCTGTTCATGCCTAACCAAAGGTCCTTATCTTGGCTCTTAACAGTTTCCAAATTTGTCACCTGCTCCCAAGCAGCAAGCACGCAACTAGCCTCAGAAGATACTCTCCACTGCTTTTGAGTGTTTAGAGCATTGGAAGTGCTATATGTGGAAACATTCAAGCTTGCAAGGTTAGAGGCATAGAACATGTCTGGTGCAGAGACGAATACTTCTCTATTGTTGGATCTTATGAAATTTATGTTTTTAATCACTCTTACCATCAAAGCCACTTTATATATAGATGACATCCTAGATAGGTACAATACTTCAAACCTGCTCTTTATGGTACATTCAGTAATTTTGGCCATGATTGCTACTGGATCAAAATCCAGACTTCCAAGAGCTTGGTGGAGATATCTCCAAGCAGTGCTTATGACAGAAAATTGTTGCCTGTTTTGTAAGAAAGTCATTAAGTTTAGATTAATCTCATCCAGATCATTTGGCACCCCCATTTCAGATTTGGGATTGTTCAATTTGGCATATAGAGAGGTCCTATATTCACACAGGGATGCAATTCTGCACAAAGCTTTATTTACACACTCTAACTCCCATTCTAGGTGCATTCTATCAACTGAGTGAAATTTGGAGGCTGTCAGACATAAGGACCTCTTCCCAAGATTGAGTTCTACTCCTTTAAGGACTGACATTCTGGCTGCTACTGTGAGTGAGTCTTCATCTATAGATTGAGCCACTTCTACTAAGCTAGGATCAACCAAGCTGGTGACCATGATCCTATCATGATTATACTCTAAAGTTCCCAAGCTCCCCATGAGAGTTGAAACATTGTAATGGGAAAGATCTTCCACCTCTGTGACACTGTAGAACTTCCGCCAGGTAGTTTTAAAACCAGGCCATGTTCCTGATAAGTACCAAAAACCATAGAAAGCATAATCTTGGGATTCAAGGAAAACAGCACAATTTTCCCCATGCCTAATGTTCAGGAAGGTACTGTATGCTTTGGCTTGGGAGGAAACAGCATCTATCAAATTGACCAACAAACTAGAAGTTCTACCTGACATACAGCGCATTTGGGAAGCCACAGCTGGTGCTGACTTTGTTTTCATTACCATTTCTGTTTTCCTTCTAGAACTCCTTAGAGAGATGGCCTGCATAAGGATTTCATTTGGAGTGGGCACAAGACCCCTAGAAAGGGACAGAAATTCCTCCTCATTTATACCTTCCACCTCTGCTGCATCGACCCACTGTTCATAAGAGCCATTACCATAGCTCTTGTTTGCCCTATTAAGGAAATCTATGAAGTTGTCATCTGTCTGGTATGAAGGATTAAGGAGAACTTGGAAATAGGACGTGGTCATTTCAGTTTCCAAGACAGTTAAAGCTTCCAAATTGGCACCACTTTTTTGGCTCAATTCCTCATATTCTCTCAAAGTTATTTCTGACCCCTTGTGCAGATATGTACTCTTGATGAAAGTAGGCAGGGAGACATAAGCAACTACTTCATCTGGAAAGTGATGTTGAATGCTCTGACGAGTCTCAAAATCAACTTTGACCTGAATTTCAGAGCTCATTTCCTCTACCTTACCACCTGTGAGGAAAACATACTTAGTAGGATTCCCAGGGGCCCATGAGTCTGATAAGCTCCTAGTAGTCTTTCCAACCCAAAAAGTGACGTCAAGTGTGTGTGTATTCTTAGGCTCAGGAAAGAAATCATTCAAAAAGGTCACAGGGGGAGGGATCAGTAACTTCTTAGGGTTGGCCTTCACCTTCATGCCTTCAAAACCAGCAGATAAAAAACTATCCTGCTTGAAAAAATCTGGGTCCAGGTTCCTTATTTCCCTATAAAAGGAACTTATGCCACAGGTTCTGCCAGTGATGAGAGCTAGGAGTCTATCAATGGCTGCCTCTTCACTCAGGTTAAAGTGGTCCTGCACAAGCCTGAGAAATCTCATGGCTGTAGGCTTGAGCTTATCCACACTGTTCTGGTTGGTGGAGAGAGTTGGAAGTATGGTGTCTAGGCATGGTTCTATGATAGAAGCTAGAACACTTCTTAAAGCAGAAAGCTCACTCACCTCTGCTTTCTGAAAGGCTGGGAAGAGCTTGCTAGTGAGAGCTTCAGGTTCTAATGCCCAATCTATATTTTGGTGGTCAGAACCAACTTCTACCTCCCCTATGGTAAATAGAGGATTTGAAGATATAGCAGCTACATGAATTGAGATGTCTTCTCTGAAGGCCACACTGGATGCAGAGTTGAGCAAATTGGGTATCTTGCCATCCAGAGAAGCTTGCATGGTAACATCCACATATATCAAGCCTATTTTGGGGTCAAATAATGTGATATCAGCGGCTGAAGGCAGCATAGGGTTGAATAGGGAATCTACATCAATTATGATGTAATCCAAACTTAAGACATGAGCCATGCCTAGTGCCATAAACAGGTGGTTGAAAACATGAGAGGCAGGAGCCCCAGTGGCACACTTATTCTTACTAAACCAGTAAGGATAGCTCATGAAAACTGTTCTTGCTTTAGACCAAGATGGTAAGGGTGCCCATAACTCATTAAAGACCATAGAGATATCCTCTCTACTAACCTGAGATTCTAGGAGGTTGGGAAATGACAATAGGGTGGCATCAGGCTCTGGAGAGCTCATCACCTTTTCCACTTGAACTTCCATCTTAAAAACAAAGGTTCCTTGTAACCTCTTGAACATTTTCTTGACATCTGAGTAAGGGTCTTCTATAGGAATGTCTGCCCATGCTGTTTTCTTAACCTGTGGTTTAGTCACCTTTGGCATCCCAGTCAAACTTGAGATGAAAGCATCTGCCTTGCTTGAAATTGTAGGCTTCATTTAGGTTCAAAATTCTCTGGGTTTGCACGATTACAGAAATTTTGATTGTTTTACTTTTTAAATTATTTAAATCTTATAAATTGAATTGTCTTCTTTA